ACAGCGTATACATCTGGAACAATCATCGCAAAGATATTGTACTGATATGAAAACCAAAGCCCAAAAGAAGATCAGCAAGGTGATGACTGAGTTTGGCAAGGGCAAGTTGACTACCAATAAAAAGGTCGTTACTAATCCAAAACAAGCCCTCGCCATTGCTTTATCCCAAGCTAGGAAAAAGAAATGAAACAAGGTCTATACGCTAACATCAATGCCAAACAAGAACGCATCAAAGCGGGTTCTAAAGAAAAGATGCGTAAGGTTGGTTCTAAAGGTGCTCCTACTGAGGCGGCATTTAAGGCGGCAGCTAAGACTGCAAAGAAGAAATGACTATTCCAAAGGCATTAGACAAGTCGACTGTAGATCAGTTGATTCTGTCTCATGGCACATGGAAACATCTTTTTTATAGATGCTATTCAAAAGCTAGTCCTGACTACAAAAATTATGGCGGTCGTGGCATTGACGTACATCCATCATGGCATGGTGACGATGGTTTCTATCAATTTATTAAAGATGTTGGGCTAAGGCCCTCAAAAGAGTACAGTCTTGATAGGATTGATGTTGACAAGGGCTATTCGCCAGACAATGTGAAATGGTCAACCAGTATTGAGCAAGCCAATAATCGCAGAAATAGCAAAAGATACTTATATGAAGGTGAGAATCTCACATTAGCTGAGATTGCTAGAAAAACAGGAATTGATTACCAGAGAATCTGGAAAGCAACTAAAGTTTATGGCGACCCATCTGAACATATAAGAATTGATCCAAATCGTGGGAAACGTATGTATGAAGGCAAATTGCGCTCAACAACTGAGATTGCAAAAATGGTGAACATGAAGCCTGAAACTTTGATGCAAAGATTAAGAAATGGCTTAGATTTTGATTTAGCTATTGCATTACCACTACAAGCTGGTGTACACTTCAAGGAAAGATCATTATGGTCTTAAAAAAATACCAGAATCCAAAAGGCGGATTAAATGAGGAAGGCCGTGAGTTCTACAAAAGAACTGAAGGTCTAGACCTTAAAAAGCCTTTAAAAACGGGTAATTCAGGTCGTCGATCTAGTTTTTTAGCACGTATGGGCAATATGCCTGGCGCTGAGATGAAAGATGGAAAGCCTACCCGACTTTTACTTTCTCTTAGAGCTTGGGGCGCAACGTCCAAGGAAGACGCTAAAGCAAAGGCTAAAGCGATCTCTAAGAGGAATAAGAAATGAGAGCAAGGTCAGTCGGTGAAAATTTAACTGCTAATACGGCTACTACACTGTTTACAGTTCCGACTGGCTATTACGCTAGGTGTGTACTTTTACACGCATCAAACAACGGCTCATCAAATAAGCACATAAGTTTCACTTGGTACGATTCAAGTGCAAGCGCAAGTATTCTAATTACCAATGAGTACACATTAACAGCTAAATCAACTTATGCCGAGATTGATGTTAACCAGTATATTGTGATGGAAGAAGGCGACTATTTGACTGCTACATCAGAAACTGGGTCTACCATTTCTGTCATTGCAACATTTGAAATCGAAGGGTCACAACGAGTATGACATACCTAGAATTAGTCAATGATGTACTCACTCGTTTGCGTGAGACTAATGTTTCTACTGTTTCAGAAACAACATATTCTGCTTTGATTGGCAAGTTTGTCAATGATGCTAAGAGACAGATTGAAGACTCTTACAACTGGAATTGTCTTACTCAAACCATCACAGTAACTACTACTGCTGGCACGAGTTCTTATGCTTTGACAGGTGCGGGACAGAAGTTCCGTATCAATGATGCGCTTAACACAACAAGTTTAATTGGTCTTCGGAACATTGAGTTTGTGGACATGAACCGCAAATTGAACCTTGGCGCACCTTCACAGTCTATTCCATCAGAGTTCTGCTTTAGCGGTGTGGATGGTAATGGAGACACAAAAGTAGACTTGTTTCCTGTTCCTTCTGGTGCTTTTACTCTGTTGTTTGATTTGACCATCCCACAAGCGGCTTTGTCTGCTGATGGCACATCTGTAAAGGTATTAGACTATTTGGTGACTCAGAGTGCTTATGCTCGTGCTTTGATTGAACGTGGTGAAGATGGCGGTACGGCAAGTTCAGAGGCTTATGCTTTGTTCCGTGGAATGCTATCTGATGCTATTGCGTTGGAAAGCACTCGTTACCCTGAAGACAACTTTGTGGCGGTCTAATGGCAGCTCCACTACAAAGTAATAGCATAAGCGCACCAGGCTTTTATGGCCTGAATACGCAAGACTCTCCATTGGATTTGTCTTCTGGTTTTGCTTTGGTTGCTTCTAATTGCGTGATTGACCAGTATGGACGTATTGGTGCTCGCAAGGGTTATACATTGGTTAATTCTTCATCTGGAAACCTTGGGTCTAACGATGTAACTGTTATCCATGAGTTAGTGCAGATTGATGGCACATTGACTGTGTTGTTTGCTGGCAACAATAAGTTGTTCAAACTTGGTACTTCCAATGCTGTGACTGAGTTGACCTATGGTGGTGGTGGTTCTGCTCCTACCATTAGTGCTAGTAACTGGCATTGTGCTTCTTTAAATGGAATCACTTATTTCTTCCAAGCTGGACACGATCCATTGATTTATGACCCAGCGGTGAGTACTACCACTTATCGCAGAGTTTCTGAGAAGACTGGTTATGTAGGTACTGTTCCTCAAGCAAACATCTGTATTTCTGCTTTTGGTCGTTTGTGGGTTGCCAATACATCTACTGACAAAGTAACGATTACTTTCTCTGATCTGATTGCAGGTCATGTATGGGGGGGGTGGTACTACTGGTACTTTAGATGTGTCTCGTGTATGGCCTAATGGTTCTGATGAGATCATGGGATTGGCGGCTCACAATGATTTCTTGTTTATTTTTGGTAAACGACAGATTCTTGTTTACTCTGGTGCAACAACCCCTGCAACGCTCCAGTTAAGTGACACAGTAGGTTCTATTGGATGTATTGCTAGAGATTCTATTCAGAGTATTGGTACTGATGTAATTTTCTTGTCAGACTCTGGTGTTCGTTCATTGATGAGGACTATCCAAGAGAAGTCTGCTCCTTTGAGAGACATATCTAAGAATGTTCGTTCTGATTTAATTGGGTCTTTGGCTGTTGAGACATTGGCTAATTTGAAGTCTGTTTACTCAGAGAAGAATGCTTTTTATCTGTTGGTTTTGCCTACTTCAGCACAAGTCTATTGTTTTGATACAAAGATGCAATTGCAAGATGGGTCTAACAGAGTAACCAAGTGGGATTCCATCACTCCTAAGTCTTTATATGCGCTTAGAAATGGTGATTTGTACATTGGTAAGACTGGATATATTGGTAAGTATGATGGTTACTTAGATAACACATCTACTTATCGGATGGCGTACTACACGAACCATGCTGATTTAGGCAATGAGAATCAGATCTCTGTTCTCAAAAGGATTAAGACAATCATCATTGGTGGCTCAAACCAGTTTGTCACGATCAAGTGGGGATTTGACTTCGCAGCCAACTATCTGTCTGCAAACGCCAACATTGCTACACAATCTATTTCTGAGTATGGAATAGCTGAATATGGGGTTGCTCAGTATTCAAGTGGTGTGCTTATCAGAACATTGGATGTGAATGCTTCTGGTATGGGAAAGATTGTTCAAACTGGTTACGAAACTACAATTAACGGAACTCAATTGTCAATTCAAAAGATTGAAATTCAATCTAAGAATGGCAAAATTTCGTGAGTATTAAACTCACACAAGGAGAATAATCTTGTCAAATTACACAAAAAGTACTAACTTTGCAACTAAAGACAATCTAACACCTGGTGATCCACTCAAGATTGTTCGTGGTACTGAGATTGATACTGAGTTCAATAACATTGCTACTGCTATTGCTACGAAGACAGACAATGCTTCTGCTGCGGTAACTGGTGGAACTATCAACGATACAACAATTGGTGCAACTACTGCATCTACTGGTGCTTTCACGACTTTAGCGGCTTCTGGGAACGTAACACTCTCTGGTGGTACTGCTAACGGAGTAGCGTATTTAAACGGCTCTAAGGTTGTTACAAGCGGTTCTGCGCTAGTGTTTGATGGTACTAACCTTGGTGTTGGTACAAGTAGTCCTGCTTATAAGTTGGATGTTCGTGGCGTTCTAGGCTCAGGCAACGGAACTATTACTTCTGGTTTTTCTTACGACACAGGTGGATTGGTTGGAACATTCTCTAACCATGCGTTAGGCGTTCTGACTAATGGTAATGTTGTTGCAAAGTTTGACACCTCTGGCAATCTAGGCTTGGGAGTTACTCCTAATGCTTGGGGTAGTGGCATTAAAGCTATTGATGCTTCCATTGGAGCATCTTTTTACGGCTCTTCTAATGATACTGGTGTAGTTGCTAATGCTTACTATGATGGGTCTAATTGGAAATATCGCGCTTCTACCGCATCTGCTAGATATCAACAATTTATTGGTACTGGTGCTCATGCTTGGTACACAGCCCCATCAGGCACAGCAGGAAACGCCATTACCTTTACTCAGGCAATGACTCTGGATGCTAGTGGGAATTTGGCATTAGGAACAACAACAAGCAAAGCAACGGCTCTGTCTGGTTCAGGTAACGGCATTACTATTGGTGGTGCTGTATCTCCAAATTTAGTTTTGTGGGATACCGACAATGCAGCGTATTTAAGCGTATTTGCACAACAAGGCACTGATACTGTTTTTGGCAATTTAGCAGCTGGCCCTTTAAGATTTTATACAGATAGTGCAGAACGTGCCCGTATAGACTCAAGCGGTAACTTGATGGTGAATACTACGAGTGACATTGGTGGGCTTGGCGGTAAAGTTCAAATTGCATCGGGCGCAAGTCGTGGACTAGTTCAGTCCATCAATGCCAACACCCGTTTGCAAGAGTATTTAGTTTCAGGTTCTACGGTTGGATTTATTTCAACGGATGGAACAAACACAACTTATTCAACATCATCTGATTACCGCCTAAAGAACACCATTGCACCAATGACAGGTGCTTTGGCTAAAGTTGCATTGCTAAAGCCTTGCACTTACAAATGGAACGCTGACGGCTCTGATGGTCAGGGCTTCATTGCTCACGAGTTGGCTGAAGTTGTGCCTCAGTGCGTGACTGGTGAAAAAGATGCAGTCAACGAAGATGGCAATCCTCAATATCAAGGCATCGACACATCATTCTTGGTGGCTACTCTCACAGCGGCTTTGCAAGAGGCTCATGGCTTGATTAAAAACCTTGAAACTCGTATTTCAGCATTGGAAGCAAAATGACTACTACTTGGTCTATCGTAAATCTTGATCGCAACACAGCCGATGGCTTTGTAACCACAGCGCATTGGAATTGCACAGCAGTAGACGGAGAACACTCTGCCTCTGCCTACGCAACAGTCTCATGGGCTGAAGGAACTCCTGCTATTGCCTACGCAAATCTCACAGAAGCCACAGTCCTTGGTTGGGTGTGGGAAAGTGTAGATAAAGAGGCTACAGAGTCTGCTTTGGCGGTTCAGATTGAGTTGAAGAAAAACCCTGTAAAAGCTACTGGTACACCTTGGTAAGTTGAAAAGCACAAATCCCTAAAGTGGAGTAAAAATTATGGCTAGAGCAAGAGAAAACAATTTCCTGAGAGACTTCGAGGACACAGGTTTACAGCCTAGTATTCAGCAAATGCTTGCTCCGCCACCTGTTGTTCAGCAACCTTCTATGGCAAAGCAACCTACTATGGCTACAGATAAAGCAACAATCATTGATAACTTGGTAAAACAAATCCAAGCCAGAAGCAACACATCTCAATGGTCAGGTGGCTATGGTGCTGATCAAGCTACTAAGGACATGGCTCGTATTCTTGCTGAAACAGGAATCACAGATATTAGTCAGTTTGGCCCTATAACCCAACAAGTTGAGAAGATCGTTGGTTATGAGGAATGGGGTGCGCCAATTTATGGGACTGTAACTGAGCAAACCTATGGCAATAAGGTAACTGGTCAAGCAGTTCCTAACACCTACACAACACGACAAACAGGTGAGTTTTTTGGTGGAACTTACGAGGGTAAGGGTAATACTGGATATGGTGTTCAGTTTGATGCTCAAGGTAATCCTACTTTCTACACTCAGGGTGCATCAAGCCGTGATCCTATTGTAAAAGCGGCAATCCCTATCGGTGCTCTTGCATTGGGTGCTTATGGTGCTGAAAGTTTGTTTGGAGCTGGTGCTACAGGAGCTGGCAGTGCAGGTGCTTCAGGTTTAACAGCCGCAGAAGCCGCAGGATTAGGTTTAACAGCTACAGAGGCAGCCGCATTAGGATTGCCAGCGGCAGAGTTTGCGGCGGCAGGTACGGGTGGTTTACTCTCAAGTGCGGCTCCTAGTCTTGCCGCAGTAGCCCCAGAAGTAGCGGCTGTATCTCCTACTGTTGCTTCTACAGTTGCACCTGCTGTTGCACCTGCTGTTGCTTCTGTTGCACCAGAGGTTGTTGCTTCTACAGTTGCACCTGCTGCTGCGTCTGCCGTTGCTCCCACAGTAGCTTCTACTGTCGCTCCCGCTGTAGCCTCGACTGCTGGTGGCCTTTTAAGTTCTGCAATACCAGGCGCAGGTACTATTGGTGGTGCTTTGGCTTCTGGTGCTTTATCATCTTTAGGTGGTGCTTTGGGAGGTGCTGTGACTGGTGGATTAAACAATCTTATTTCTGGTGGTTTAGGAACTGTTGGCAACTTGCTTCAAATGCAACAATCAAAAGAAGCGGCTCAAAGAGCGCAAGCAATGATTGATGCTGAGACTGCTGCCGCTAAACAAGCCGCACAGTTTAGACCTGTTGGAATGACAACTAGATTTGGCACTTCTGAGTTCAAAGTTGATCCTACAACTGGTCAATTGGTTAGCGCAGGGTATACCTTAACACCTGAAGCTAAAGCCCAACAAGATAGATTGGTTGCTTTACAGAACCAAGGATTGACTCAGGCTGAACAAGCACAAGCACAATTTGCTCCTTTGCAAACAGGCGCTCAATCTCTGTTTAACCTTGGTAATCAATACTTGGCTCAAAGTCCTCAACAAGTTGCTCAGAATTACTTGAATCAACAGTTGGCTTTGTTGCAACCAGGCAGAGAGTTAGAGTTGGCTAACTTGCAAAACAGACTACAACAGCAAGGTCGTTCTGGTCTTTCTGTTGCTCAAGGTGGCTCTTATGGTGCTACAACTCCTGAGTTACAGGCTTTGTATAACGCTCGTGCAATGCAAGAGGCTCAATTGGCGGCTAATGCTCAACAAGCGGGTCAACAACAGGTTCAATTTGGTGCGGGATTGCTTGGTCAAGGTGCTCAAACAATGGGTCAGTACTATGGTGGTCAGCAAGCGGCTTATGCGCCTTATACGACTGCTTCTGGACAAGTTCAAGGTCTTGAGGCTTTGGGTCAACAACCCTTCACAATGGGCGCACAACTTGGTAAAGAAGCGGCTCAAGCGGGTGCAAGAGTCGGTGAATTGGGACTCGGCGGTGCTAGGATAAGTGCTGGTTTGGCTACAAGTGCTGATGCAACAAGAAACTTAGCGGCTCAAGGATTGATTGCGGCAGGTAATCCTAATGCAATGTTTGGCAATGCTATAGGGGGGCTACTCAGTGGTGGCGCACGAGCATTATTTAGCCAAACTCCTCTAGGTAGTTCTGGTTTTGGAACTGGTTTAGCCTATAGTAATCAAGACATGGGCTTGTATTTTTAAGGAGTCATCATGGCAGATAGTATGGTAGCGGGTCTTTTTGGTTTGACTCCTGAGATGTATCAAAACCAACAGTATCAACAAGATTTAAAGCGTGGTTATGAGTTAGCCCAACTCTCTCCTGGTGCGGCGGCTCAAGCGGGTCTACAAGCTAGTGTTGGTCAACTAGGTCGTGGTGTGGCTGGTTTGATGGGTGTAGAAGACCCACAAATGAAGATAATCTCTGCTCGTCAACAGATTATTGGCAGACTTGATCAAACAAACCCTACATCAATGCTTGAGGGCGCTAAGATGCTTGCCCAAATGGGTGATCAACAAGGTGCTTTTGCTTTGGCAGACTATGCCCGTAAAGCGCAAAGTGAGATTGCTCAAGCCCAACAGCGTTTAGCAGCGGCTAATCGTGAACGTCAACAAGCAGTCCCACCACAGCTTTTGATTTCCGACAGAATTGCCCAACTAAATACTGAATTAGATCTCTTAAGTCAACAACCAGCATCTCCAGAACGTGATGCCCAAATGAACTTAACAACTAGAAGACTTGAGGCTATTGAGAAACAAGTTGAGAAAGCGCCCAAAACAGTAGTTGTTGGAAATGCATTGGTAGATGCTGTTACTGGTGCAGAAATATATAAAGGCCCAGAAGCACAGAAATACTCAGAGTTTGCAAAAACATTGATCGATGCTGGTTTAACACCAGGCAGTGAGCCTTTCCAAAAACGTATGCTTGAATACGCAACTAAGAAGGTTGAAGGTGCTGGCAAAGGTACAGGCAATGTCACCATTGGTGGAATCAATGTTGATACTGGTGCGGCTGCTAAAAAGGCTAGTGAAATAATTGGTACTAATGTAGCCAACATTGAACAGCAATTCTCTTTGAAGACTGCATTTGATGATGCTATTAAAATTGTCAATCAAGGCATCTATGCTGGTGCGTATGGCCCTGAAAAGCAATTTGTTGCTAAGTTTACTGGTATTGGAAGCCCACAAAAGGTTGAAAACACTGAAGTATTCATGGCAAACATTGGTGAAATTGTTATTCCTAGATTGCAACAGTTTGGCGGTAACGACTCTAATGAAGAGTTGAAATATCTACAAAAAGTTGTTGCTGGCGATTTAAGGATGGAGCCAAAAGCAATGTTGCGTGTTTTGGAAAGTGCTGAGAGAAAAACAAGGAACAACATTGAGCGACTTCAAAAACAAGTAAGTTCTGCTGGTAAGAATGAGCCTTTATCAACAGCACCAATAAATGCACCTCTTGGTTCTCCTCAAAATCCCATCAAATTGAAGGATAAGTAATCATGCCTACCATTTATGAATACAAGGGTGTGTCTTATGAGTTGCCTGATGGCTTGACTGAGGATGCGGCACTTGCAAGAATTAAGAGTTCTTTGCAACCACAACCTGCTCAACCACCAGTTGCTCCTCCTTCATCTGGATTCTTGATGGGTTTAAAAGACCCAATCACTGGTGCGGCTCAATTGCTTCCTCGTGCTTTAGCGGGTATTACCAGTTTAGGTGGCGCTACGCCTAATCCTGTCAGCCAATACTTCTCTGAAGAGGCAAAGCGTCTTGATGAGATGGCTAAAGCTGAAGAGCAAGCATATCAAGCTCAACGTGAGGCTCAAGGTGGCTCTGGCTTTGATGTGGCACGATTGGGTGGCAATATCCTAAACCCAGCTAGTTTACTACCTGCGGCTAGAGTTGCTCAATTAGCAAGGGCAAGAGGTGTATCTAATGTTGGACAAGCGGCAGCGGGTGGTGCTGTTAGTGGCGCTATGCAACCTGTTGTTGGAGAAGGTACTTTTGGTGAACAGAAGACTGAACAAGTTGCTTTAGGTGCAGTTACTGGCCCTATTGGTGAAAAGGTTGTTGCTGGTGCGGGTCGAGTGCTAAATCCGTTAGTCTCTAAAGCAGAGCAAACCATGCGTGATCTTGGGATTACTCCAACAACAGGCCAAACTCTTGGTGGACAATTCAAAACACTTGAAGAATTTGCCCAAAATATGCCTTTGATTGGTCAGAGCATCCAAAATGCAAAGCAACGTGTATTGTTTGATTTTAACAAGAGTGTAATCAACAAGGCATTAGCCAAAGCAAGTGACCCAACCAAAAAAGATAAATTAAGTCTTCCTGCTGATGTAATTGGTAGAGATGCTATCGAATATGCTTCTAATGAAGTATCTAAGAAATATGACGATGTTTTGGCGAAGATGTCATTTGACTTAGATTTTGCAACAACAAGCAATATTCTTGGCTCTTTAAGTAAAGCAAAAGGATTGGATGCTAATCAACGACAAAAAATTACTGAAACATTGAACGACATTGTTTTTGGTAAGTTTGCTGGTCAAAAGATAGATGGTCAAACATACAAAGGCATTGAGAGTGATTTGCGTAGTACAGCAAGTAATTATCTTAATGGCGGTAGTGCATCTGAACGAGATATTGGTAAAGCCTTGAGTGGTGTTCTTGAAGTATTAAAAAAAGAGGTGTACTCTCAAAATCCTAAACAAACACCTACACTGCGAAGAATTGATGCGGCTTTTAGTGATTTGACTGTTATCAATGTTGCTGCGGCTAATTCTGGTGCAAAAAATGGTGTATTTACTCCTCAACAATTTTCCACTGCTGTTCGACAACAAGACCCAACAAGACGTAAATCATCGTTTGCTAAAGGGAAAGCTAAAGGTCAAGAAATTTCCGATGCGGCATTGGAAGTTATTGGAGACACAACAGGAGCATCTCAAACAGGTCGGCTTGCGCTTGGAATAGGTGGTGGTTACGGCTTATTATCTCAACCGCAAATTGGTATCCCAGCAGCAGTAGGAGTTCCTGTTGCATACAGTCCTGCTGGGCAAGCGGCAATTGATATGTTGTTACGCCAACGTCCAGAGCTACTACAGCGTGTTGGCGGTCTACTTTCCCAACAGTCAGCACCGCTTGGAAGTGTTTTAGCACCTAGTGCTGTTGGACAGTACAACATATCTGAGCGTCAATAAAACAATATTACAACTTACCAGAGGTTTTGGAATGTTGCCCATAGATCCCGTAACAGCTCTAGCAGGTATACAGAGTGCTGTAAAGCTCATTAAACAGGCTTCTAAGACTGTTGATGATGTTGCTTCTCTTGGGCCACTATTAGGTAAGTATTTCAATGCTAAGAGTGAGGCTACGAAGGCTGTTGTAGAGTCCAAGAAGAAGGGTGGCTCTAGCATGGGTATGGCTATCGAGATTGAGATGGCTCTTGAGCAGACCCGTGAGTTTGAGAAAGAACTTCAGATGTTGTTCTTTCAGGCTAATAAGATGGATGTCTGGGCAAAGATCAAGGCTCGTGCCTCTGCGATGGATGTAGAGGAAGCTCACAATGCTCGTAAAGAGAAAGAAGCCGAAGCTAAGAAGAAAAGGAAAGAGCAAGAAGAACTAGAAATGGGACTGCTGATAGGCGGTATTGTTTTAGTGCTTGCTTTGGTTGCTTTTGGTATTTTTGAGGCTTTAGACCATTGTGCCAAAGTAAGGTGTGGTCGGTGAATGAATATCAAAAGCAAGCAGACATGGTTTTTAAAATTATTGGTGCTTGTTGGGCAGCGCACCTGTTTTTGGATGTCATTAAGATACTGCCAAACTTCATTTCGGACAAAATTGTTAATATGCTTTTAGAAAAGATTGGACTTTAAATGCTTTCACTATTCTCAACACTAGGCGGCTTGTTAATTTCTGGTTTGCCAAAACTACTGGATTACTTTCAGAACAAAGCTGACCAAAAGCATGAGTTAGCCTTGGCTCAAGTACAGACTGAAAGAGAACTACAACTGGCGGCACAGGGGCTTGTTGCCCAACAGAAGGTCGAGGAAATCCGCACAGACCAGATTGCCATGCAAACAGATGCCCAAATGACTGAAGCGGCTCTCAAGCACGATGAGAAGGTTTTAGAGAAGGCTTCTACATGGG